CCTGACTCGCCTTTTTTCGGAATGCTAAAACTTACCAATAGACTCGTTGTGTACATATTTATTCCTCCTTAAAGCACACTGGACGGTGTGAATATTCATTTTTCGGGTTATTTAAGCACTCATCGCAAGGATCTTCACTTTCGTCCAAGCTGTAATAGGCGCATTTCACACACCAATCCCCAAAATTAACTTCCTTATCTCTCAGTTCCACGGAAATATCACTCCTTATTCTCAGATTTTAAGACATTAATCAAATGCTGCAGATACCACATCGCTTTCTCAAGGTCCTGAATACCATTTTTATTCTTCCAACGGCACAAATATTTGATTGCGTTCCCCGTACAAATCGCCTCAATCCCTTCTAAGTCCTCTGTAAAAGCTTCAATAACGTCTATAACTTCTATACCATTTTTAGACTGATAATGTGACGGATGAGATACCATTTTGTCTTCGGACTCGTAATCATCTTGTCTTTCCATACCTGCATATTTCTTATAGAAGTCTTCCATATCCCCATCCCCATATTTCGTATATGCTTTTAATGCTCTTAAATAGTCCTCATGTGTTAATTCTTTCATAGTATATGTCCTCCTTTATTTAGCGACCGTAATAAATATTACCGTCACAGTCTTCGTACTCGTTCCACCAGTTTTCATAAGGGCCACAAAAGTCACCCTCAAAATGAACCTCATAACCTGTATGGTGACAGGTTACTTGCTGACCATCATCATTTGTAAAAGTCTTGTCAAAACAGATATTGCATTCCCTTCTTTTCATATTATATATCCTCCTAATCTTCATAAATAATTAAAACACGATCTACAATCATCGCTTGAAACGTATTCGTAGCAAAGACTGGACTGTATTTAATCTCAATAATATTCTTTCCAGCAATGAATTCATTAATATTATTCTCTAATTCAGCAGCGTCTGTGCTTGACAATATTTCTACTTTTTTCATAATCATTCATCCTTTCTAGTAATTAATTCGTTATTTTAAAAATATAAAAAAAAGAGCTTATTGCTCGACCTCTCTATTAAACGATTCCGTTTGCTGATATAAATTTTTCTCAGTATCAATGACTCGTTCGACCGTCTGAAATACATATTTACACTTATGACATCCGTAGTCTCGTACTATCTCAGTGCGTGATTTATTTATCTTTTGATGATGAGAATATACATTACTATTGCATTTAGGGCATTTCATAAAATATCACCTCTTTTTATTAAAATACATAAAAAAGAAAAGACCCAGATTTTACTCTGAGTCTATCTCCTTAATTTTCTTATCTAGCCATACTTCAAACTCTCTTTTGCTCGGACAACCTTTGATTTCAAAATCATCTGGATTATAGTTAATATATATATTTCTATAATCATTTAACGCCTTTATTGTTTCTTCTAAAATTTTACATGTTCGGATGTCAAGATGTTCGTATGAAAAATCCTCCAATGTAAATTCTTTTTCCGCAATTTTGTGCATGGTACTGCAAGAATTAGCAACTGTGCCTACCTTGTAAGTATCAAATTCTTTCCACCAATACAATGGCGCTGTAATTCTCACATATACCGGCATCATTCTCATAAATTTTCTATGATCTGTGCCTGCATTGGAGAGCTTCCGCATAAGTGAGAGATCATTTTTACCAAGATTAAACCCAACAATATCGTATCCAGCGGTTTCATATTCGCTATCACTCTTCTCCCATGAATTCATCGGATTTCTCATACCCTGAATAACAAATGCCATCTGCTCCGGACTTGCCAGAACTACATTTTCTAATTTTATCATTTTAATCTCCTTTTCTTTTTCATACGATCCATTGCTTTAAAAACATCGTCGTAATTGCGATGTTCTTCAAGACGCTGTAAGCTGATTTGACGTGTTTTATTCATACAGTCTTTGTACTTCTCGCATTCACTATGGCATCCTATATGGCGCTCCTCACAGTCTTTACAAGGATAAATAATAGCCATTTATTTCACCTCATCATAATAAACTCTTCCGCCAATATCAACATACTCGTTAAACCATTTACGATGCTCTGTACCAGGTGGTTCTAAGCTTATCTGATATCCTGTAGGCCCGCACAAGACAGATTCACCGCTTTCATCGTTCATAAATATTTTGTTTGGTGGCGTATACCTCGAATCTTCAGATCTTAATTTTCTCCATATTTTAAAATTGTTCATAATATTATCCTCCCGAATCATTTAAGCTTCCTCCAATTTCCCAAAATTTTTTTCATATGCTTTTAAATCATAACGCATAAGATATCTTTTAGCTTCTTCCTCAGACAATGCGACTGCATTTTCTTTAAGAAGTGCTTCATATGTCAAAAGCCAATTATTTTTTAAACTTTTGAATATCTTTACATTTTTTCCATTAATATATCTGAATCTCGTACCAAGATACGTTATAACGCATGTATATTCGCATTTTGTTGATACCAGATCCATCTTATCTGTATCGTATTTAAGGTTGTTAATTACAACTAACATTTTTATATGCCCCCTTTGCTCTATGTATGCTACGCTCAGTATCAAAACATTCTGGATAGCACTCTTTTAGTTTATCAGTATTCAACCGCATAATATTACCCCCTAAATAAATCAACTAATTTAAACACATCAAGCCATGTTAATAGACGAATCCCATCGACTTTAGCTGCAGCCTGTTCTAATAAAATTTTTCCATCTTTTGTGTCTGAATAATAAATATCAGGACGCAAGCCGCATAACTTACAAGCATCACCATAGCGAATATCGATTTTAACTTCCTTACGACAATCATCCTCAAAAGTATTCCTAAAAAATATTTGATTAGATATACAGTCATAAGCAAATTCATAATCTGTGTTTTTAAAAAACTTAACTATTTTATTAAATACCAAATCTCCATCATAATCACTCCAAAAATACAAAACAATATGAATCATAATATCACCTCAACAATAAATGAATAAATACCAATTGTGATTAAAACGGTTATCACTGTGCATAATATAACCTCAGCGACGAACCATATTAGACTCATCATATTACAAACTTCGAATATGACAGTAGCTAAGATCAGAATAATAATTATCGCTAAAATCATTCCAGGTTCTCCTCAAGTATTTTTAATATTTCTTTTTGTTTTGTTAATTTGTTTCTGGTTTCTTCAATAACTTTCTTCTGATAAGCTGCAAATAACTTCACAGCAAGATGATAGTTAGGCTCTTTCATCCAAAGTCCATTCCAATAAACAACGCAAGGAAATTTACTAATTGGTACTTTAGTCATACCTTTTCGGTCGTACTGAAGCCAAATATATTCCGGATAAAGTTTACTGTAATCATCCACATCGCAATTATTCCGGACATCACAATAAACGCCACAATTCGGATACTCAATTACTTCACCTTTACACATTCTGTAAAAACTAGCATTAAACAATCTTATTTTCATATCTTACATCCTTTCAGATTCAGGTAATGCAAACAAATGTTCAAAAGTATCTCCAGTAAGTTCCAAGAAACGTTTAACATAATATAAAGACATATCCGGTTCTTTACCATTTTTAGCAGTAACCATTAGCCGAACACCTTTACCATATGTATCAAACTCATTAGCGAGATCGATTAATCGGATTTTCTTTTCTTTGAACAATGTTTCTAGGTTAGGCCAGTAGGCTTCCCACTCTCTGGTATAAGTTCTGTTTCTTGATGTATAATAATCTCTACGTTGCTTCTTCAAAGGCATTGTTGTGCAAAAAGCTTCTGTAAAAGTTAAACCGGTAGCATTCAAAATTTTTCGAATAATACGCAGTCTTGGTTCATGATAGCCATGCAGAATGCACGCCGTATGATTATAAGAGACATCGATTAATTTCGCAAAATCTTTGATTCTCAATTGATGAGCTATCATCCATTTTTCAATTTCAGGATATACAATAGATGCTCTATATGATTGCCGAAACGATTTCTCTTCCATCATTCATTTCTTCCTCCGCTCTGTAAAACGACTTAATGTTTCGAGTTTCCAATTCTGCTCATTAAAATAAGTAAAAATAAACTCCGTTTTGTTTCGCAACCGAATTTTAATCATAGAATTCCCGTAAGGGAACCATATTTCTGTTGATTCCCTCCATCCAGGAAACATCCGATTGAAGCACTCAAACACTTTTTTATGCGTCATAATCATCACCCTCCGGACGTGTAATAACCAGTTCATTCGACAGCAACAGTAAAATTGCCAATGGTATAATTATAATTGCTGCAATCCACTCACTCGCTATGGCTCCCACTCCCAATGATGCAAACATTAAAGCAAGACCTAAAATTCTCTGAATCGTGAATAAAGTCTTTTCTTCTTGTTCTTCTGCAATTGCCTGTTCAATTCGGGCTTTCATTTCTTTCTTATAAGATCTCAGTCCGTCCTCCGCACCTGCTCGATAAACTGCTTCTAAGATATCATTTTCATTTGCTTTCATTGTTCTCTATCTCCCTTCTGAGAAAACTGCATAATTCTTCATGCTCACAGGTAATTATGACATAATGAGTTTGTTCTGCAGATTCTCCCGGTGCATGCATACGTTGATGCGTCGTTTCTACTGAAAACTTTGGACACTTGTGGCAGTAGTCTTCAACTTTCAATACAACCTTAATCATTGTCGTTCATCCTCCTTTAATTTTTTATATAAGATTTGTATAGTATCCTCAGATAATGCGTAAAAATTACAACTTGTAAGACCTTTAAAAAATGCATCCAGCATATTCTTCTGCTGAAAAACGATGCTCAGACAATTTTCTCCGCGTACTTCGTATATTGTCATCAGTAACGTTCTTTCCCATCTCTGGTAAATGTAACCACTTATCGAACGAAGCTCTGCACTCAGGACATAAATCAAAAGTATTGTTGTTTATATAATTCTGATTTTTAAGCCTTTTTATGGCCGTTATACCATTAAAATCTCCATTGTCGTAAAATTCATATAGTTTTCCGCATCTATCGCATTTCATTGCTAATGACATATTTCTTCCTCCTCCATTAATTTTTTGTATAAATCCTGTATGGCATCATCAGATAATGTGTAATAATTACAACTCGAATAATTATTAAAAATACATTCGCTACATCTTTTAGTATTGCAATAGTTATATAATTTTTTTCGCATGTCTTTTATTTCATCTATGTTTTTTAAGTCTAATGAATCACGCCAGTTGATAAGTGATTCCATGCATTCCGGACAAAGATCTATTGGAGAATGCGAATAATATTTTCCATATTTATCAATATTTGCTAACATAAAACCATTCGTATGGTTCTTATCTTTTTTCTCATTATAAACTTTGTAATATTGTCCACATCTGTCACATATTTTTGCTAATGACATATTTTTTTCATCCTTTCTAAAAAAAAGAAGAAGCCCTTGATAGGACTCCTCCCTTTTGAAAATAATTGTTATTTTTCTTGCTGCTTAATGACATTGTTTATAATATCACAGACAAGTCTCATTGAATTAACGATTAACACATACTGGTTCATTGTTAAATCATCGAAATCAATACCATCGATATTATCATCAATAATTCTTTCCCAGTCTCTTATTCCCTGATTAAAAAGATTCACCTGCACATTAACGTTTTTCATTATACGCACCTCCATAAAATATAATTATTCTTTCACTATAGAGGTTGTAAATTATGCGTTTTTAAAAATACGATGACTGCGTATGCCTTCAACACCAAGGAGTAATCCGCTTAAGCTCAATAAGCCGATCGTAAAAATATCATATACCATGACTCCATCTCCCTTCGTTAAAGTTCTTTTTATCTCGGATTGCTTTACTAATCGCTAAATCAATACTCGCTCGTGATTTTAAGTGATAGTAATATAAATCCTTATAAGGTGTATTTAATCGATTGATACGCCCACTAGCCTGTTCTAAAACTTTGTATGAATAGTTTTGAGAATAAAACAAGATCGTGTCTGTTAATATGCAGTTCCATCCTTCTGCACCAGCTGTATATTGAACCAAATATACCCATCGTTGACTGTCTGGTATTGGCTGATGTTTATGCCCATTCCATTCAGCAATTTTGACATCATCACCATAATAAGCACCTTTTAGAATATCCAATTCATAATCAAAGTTATAGAATATAATAAGTTTCGGATGCTTCTCAAATACCTCCATAACTTCAACAATTCGGCTGGCGTCTGAGTTCACACATTTTCTCAAGGTGTAACACAATTCACTGGCATTTACGATAGGCTCATTCGTCCAAGGATTCCATCGTTGTTTAAGGATACCTTTATACTCTGCGATATCATACTTAACCAATATATCTTCATGATGGGATTCAGTCGGTCTATCAAAATCCATATCAACTAGTATAGAATTTCTTAACCGAATTAATCTTCCTGTGTTCAAATATCTATCAATCTTTGGTATATTGCCATAACGTTTGATGACCACATGCTCGTCAATGAATTGTGTGCGATTCCTATAAAATCCATTCGCTATAAATACAGGTATGTAGTCCATCCAGGTATCCCCCGGAGTTGCAGACAACATAATCCATTGATTAACCTTTGCAATCTTGATGAATGCTTTCGCCCAAGAACCAGACCCAATTGCTCTTTGCTCATCAAATATGAAAAAAGAATGATTGATTTTCTCATACTTTTTAATATTATTCCATGAATCCACCACCACTCGATTTACATATAAATTATCTTCCGGATGCGTCGACAATAAAAATGGAATCATTTCTTGCTCCCATTCTAATGTGTCTCGTTTTCTCGCGGTCGTAATAATATATAAGTCAAGCGGTGGATCATCCATTGGAATATATTCTTCGTCATTCAGTTCTCCGCCATTCAATAAATAATAATATGTCAGAGCTGTTCTGGATTTACCAGAGCCGACGCCACCACAAAGAATACAACCATTTTTCATCTTTCTGACAGCATCGACCTGATAATCCCGTAAACTAATTGCCATATGTCTGGCGGTTCATATATCTTGCAGCGAATGGATCGTCCTCCAAAGCCTGTTCTACATACATCGTTTTAACATATAATGAAACACCATCAGACCAAGGATGCGGATTCAGCTGCACGTTAACATTCTTGATCCACATTTTATCCAACATGCCGATCGTGTCAGCGTTCATTATTACAGGCTCTGAATCTCCAGACACCAGATACACTTTTGGCGGCCATTCCGACTCATAATTTACAACAATTCTCACGAAATATCTTGGCTCGAATCCTTCTTCTTCGCCTTCTTTCGGACGTGTCAGTTTGACATTGATGCCCATATCCATCATCTGTCTTGCTAACTGAATATCCGGAATTACCAGTGTTGCATATCGCTGTGTGCTGCGGAATTTGTCCAAATTAGGATCTCCTGAAAAGTGTGTGTCGAAAATGAATCTTGTGTTTTCAATTGTGATAATACTTGCCATAATATAAATCCTCCTTAAAAAAATTAGTTTTCTTCTACATCGAGTGGATGAATTGTAACTAAGTTAATGTCATCAATCAGAATACGAATATGCTCTGCTAAATCTTCTAATACTGTCAAATCAGTCTTAAAAGTGTACGCTATACTGTCGAAAGTAGTGCTCGATTCCCAGAAATAATTCAGTGGCTCTATAGGAATAAGTGAACAGGCATGTGAATATACATATTCAAGTGTTACTCCTTGAACTACACAATCCAAGAGAAGATAATCTATCGTATCCATATTCGGTTTAAAGTTGATTACCATTTTGTAAGTTTTAAGTTCTTCTTTTCCTTCGCTTTTGATAGATGTGATGTTTAACATATTTCTTTCATCCTTTCTTAAAAATATTTAATCTTCATATGGAATCTGAATAACGTCTCCACCTTGAACAGTTACAGACTGCATCAGCATTCCGGTTTCTTCATCGAAATAAATGTTATCTAAAGCCTGATCCCATTCCTCAAATTGCTCTGAAATATTGAGCCCTTTGTTCTTTCGTAAGTTGATTAATTCATCATGAACAATTCTTCTCCATGCTCTTGCTAATTTCATACGACTCTGAGAAAGAATATTATAAAGTCCATGCTCAGTTACGAAATTTACGGAACGTCTTTGACCTGCTACTACTAATGGTAGTTTCAGCTTTTCGTCTTCTTCACACATTTCGAGTAACTTCCAATCATTACCAGAACTGTATTTGAGTAATTTACCAATATCATTCGCTCTGAATAACGGATCATCTAAATCTCCATAAACATTCAGAATTTGACCACCGAATACAATAGTTCCAACGATTTTAATATTTTGAGGCATAGCTAATCTCCTTTCTTAAAAAAAAAGAAAGAGCCCTTGATAGGACTCCTCCTTTTGAAATTAATTATTTGTACTAAAAACAGCTGAGCATTTGTTCATGAATTTAATAAATGCATAGCATCCTCTTAAACACCAGAGCTTAGCTCTATTTTCTAACCCTATTTTGGTATAGAAAATATACATAAGTCTGCACCATTTCACGAAGATCTTTAAACATTTAAGTTCCAATCTCATTTTTGTACTCATCATAATTAATACCTCCTAAATATTCTTTCACTATAGAGATTGTAAATTATGCGAATTAACTAAATGGAAGCGGTTCTTCTTCAGGTTCTGTATCTGATACCAACCATTCAAAATCACCATATTTAGAAATAGTGGCGACTGCCTCATCAACTTTTGTTATGTAGAACGATTTATCAATTTTGTCTTCCAGCTTGAGTTCTTTCACCATCTCAGACTCCATCCAACGATATCCGTCACTTTCTGGTGCAGCATAATATTTGTCATTCTGTGCACGTCTTAACAAGCCAGCCCCACAGCCATCCTGCATCGGTGTAAACTGTCCAACCTTGCCTACGAAATGATAATCGTGTCCTTTTTCGATTTCTGGTTTTAATCGGTTGCAAGCTTCTTCCCAAGACGTATCAGATAACTCACCTTTCTTGTATTTCGACTCAAGCTTGGATAACTCTTTCTCTTCTTTTGTAACATCTGGAAGTCGTTCGTTCATATCCAAATATAAAGCGGATTCAACAGACTTTGTTTCACACATATCCTTAAATGTAATTGGTTCGTGAGAAAATAAAGTTTTGAAAACATAGGGTACCTGAAACTGTTTACCCGTAGCCGTCCACCATATTTCTTTTCCTGTTTCCTTGTTGATTTCTGGCTGCATATATTTTGCCACGTATACAGCATCGTTCACCAAACAGAATTTCTGGAACTCAGCTTCCGTTTCAAATTTGTAACCGAATTCTTTACCAAAATCAATTACAAAGTTCTTGATTGTTTCGTCAGCATTCGGAATCTTGATGGAATCTGTCTTAATATGACAAACTGTATAGCCGCGTTTCTCAACTTCTCGCTTCAACAAGGTCATAAATAAAGCCCCACGTTTTGCAACAATATTATCTATATTGTTTGGATTTTTGAATGGGTTATCGAATCTTGCTTTGGTTAAGCCATAAATGGAATTAATAACGATTTTCAATGCCTGAGCCAAACCTTTAGCATGTTCTTCATTCAAATATGGTTTTAATACACCTTTCAGCATTTCTGCAGCTTTCTCGAAATCTTTGTGCTTGATTACAAGACGACCATCAACGATTTCTTTGAATATTTTTGTGTATTTCGGTCCAAACACAACTTCAAATATCGCACTGTGAGGATGCTGTGATCCAACGTCACCATCCCATACCAAAGACCAAATACCAGGTCTTGCAAATACTCGTCCCCCTTCACCGATCTTTTCTCCTAAGTAAGTCGAAACACCACCCTCGTACGTGTATCCGTTGAAAAATGGCAAGATACTGAATCCTTTTGGTAACGGCATCGACGGATCGTAGTCTTTATAGAGAGGTAAGCCATCCGCATCGAAAACTCTGAATTTATAATCTTCTCCAAAACGTTCTCGATAATAAGCATACTGGTCTTCTCCAACAGGTTTAGATAAATCGCGCCAATTGAAACTAGCTTTAGCATTCCTGTCATTACCAAATATAATTTTGGCAGATAAGGTATTCGTCGTATCATTTACAGAAACATTCGTTATACCCCATAAAGCTTTAGCCAGTTCAACCTGAATTTTTCGTGCCTCATAATCTTCCTGTCTGGCATCAAAGACTGCTTCTGTAGCAATTACATCATTATCACAATACTCAGCAACTTTCTCCCAAAGTTCTTCTGGGACTGGTTGATCCCACGGTAAACCTAATTCTTGATGGTGAATGCCCAACGCGATTTCCCATTTCTTCAAGCTTTGTTTCTTTGTACACATATCATATACATCGATATAGGAAATATTATAAGCATTACCAAATAACACGTTCGGCTTATTATTAATAATCGACTGTGATAAGTTGTACAAATCTTCAATGCTATATTTCAGCATTGCATAAGCGTATAACAAATGATTATCGTATCGACGACAGTTAAATCCGACTAAAGGTTTGTTCAAAAGTGCTTCAACATCCTCATGCGTCGGATTAATCATTCGAATGACTGGTTTGTCTTTACCTCGAAGTTTCCAATTAATCAAAAATAAATTAGGAAAGATCTCAATATCATAAAACACTAACTTTTCTTCTATATTGTCTTCCGTACGATTGGCGATGATATCACTTAAAGCCAATGACGCATCAATCGGATCAGCCGGCATCTCCGATTTAAAATGCATTTGAGATATCATTCTCAAGCAATTGTCAGCCTGATGTGTACTCTTCGTGCCAAAGCTTAGAATATAATTATACATATCTGTCACATCGTACGGCATACCACTATTATAAGCATCATCCAATAATTTCTTAATGAATGACACACTTGATGCTGTTGATGGGTGATATTCTTTACGAAGATTTCTTTCAATCATGTATCGTAAAGTTTTCTCACTCTCAACTGATTTTTTATCTATCACGTCTTTCTCCTTTCTTAATGGCAGCCCCCCACTAATATGTGCAATTGGTTCATTATTGCATTTTGTTAGTTTTCTTCTTAAAGAGCTTCCTCCATTAAATACTTTAATCTCGATATAATCATCGAATAATCGACTCAACTTAGATACATCACCTTCATAAATATAATGTAAATGAATGCCCTGACCACTTTTGCTTAACTCAGCATAAGTTCTTGGAAAACGCTGTGCAGCATCTAAGTTCATCTTAAAGCATTTATTGCCATACTCATCCGGAATATCAAAGTCAATCACAATATGCTGTATTTTTTCTTTTGGAATCTTAACGTAATGCACTTTCCTCGTATCCAAATCAGAAAGTTTAGTGGTTACGTCATCCCACTTTAAAATAGGAATTTCTTGATTGTCTTTCATTTTTGAATATTGAGCAAACCAATCAGAGCATTCCTTATCAAAAAGTGACTCTTGCTCTTTAAAAACCAGCCAAAGATTGTCAAACGCTTCTATGTGTTCTTTTTCGATATTGTCAACTTTATCCGCCAAAAAATGAACATAATAATTACGTGTTGGTGAGCCGTCTTCAGTTCTTCCTCGCTCTTTGAATTCACCAAAGTAATTTTTCAGTTCTTCTTTGAAGACTCTCATAGAATATGGATAACTGACCTTAGCATCATCACAATATGTTTTATACATTTCCCATGCAGATTTGAGTGTGACAGAGTCCTCTTTTTTAAAAAGGAAGTAAGAATCCTCAATAAAATTATAGAAGTCATTGGTCGCACTCATCATACTAATCGGAACATAGGTATCATACGCACCCGGATCTGATAAAAACACTTCTTTGCAATGATAGGCGATACCACCCAATTCGAACGGAATGAGATCGATACAGTCTTTATACTCTTTTGGAGACAATTTATTTCCTGTCGGAGACACATCTATTAAACGTCGTATCAATCCTGATTTAGCATCTGTAATTTTTACTGGTTTGTTAGTGCCCATAAATAAGAAACACTTGAACTGATTCGTGTAAGTCGACTTAAATTTTTCATTGACTGTCATGTATTCATGGGAGACTAGGGAATTCAATCTGGTGTTATCCTCAATCCTAGATAAGTCTCCGTCATGCTGAATTGCCACCATTGGATTCGTTTTGAATGCTTCTAACGCAAATGTGTTACTAGAAGATCCAAGAGCTTTAGCATCAAATACCGTATAATATCCATCAAATAATTGCTGAATAATATTCAGTACTGTCGATTTACCAGTTCCTGCAGAACCATACAAGACCATGAATTTCTGAATATATTTGGATTCTCCTGTTGCAATAGCACCTATTGCCCATTCGATCTTATGACGTTCTTCTTCCGAATATAAAGTTGTCATCAGTCTCTCATAAGCATGAATGTCGCAAGGTTGTAAAGGATATGACAGTTTTTTGCTAGCATAATCCTCTTTTGTTGTTTCAGAATCTCCAAATATAATTTCTTCGTCCAGCATATGGTAAGAGTCTCGTTTCTGACGCTGGCAATACCTGTGCCATTTGTCTATCATACCAGAATCTCCATCTCGCATGTAAAAAGTCTTAACATCTTCCTCAGGATGAGCTTGCCTATACTCGATTTCAGCTTTCTCTATTTCAAAGTCAATCAGTTCCACGGCATCATTTTCATTTGTTGACCAAAGATGACGATTTTCAACCCAAATTGCATAAAAATCACCACCTCGTATCATTAAATCTTGACTGTCTTTAATAATAAACTTTGGATAGATTTCGACTTTATCTTTTTTAGGTCTTCTATAAGAAATGCTCATAAAGTCTAGCACATCATAACTCCCCTTCCTTTCTTAAGTACCATGTCATATACCAGTTCATCTGCCACCATATTTCTACGTTACGCAGATCAACTTTACAGTCAGGAATCGTGAACAACCCTCCTTTGCCGCTTGCCGCATACTTACGCTCAAGAAAACGTCGAATAACATCTTGCACATAAATATCGTTATAATTAGTATTTGTCTGATCTGCTAATCCGAGACTGTTGATCATTTCCCAGAACCAAATATCCGTACGATCTCCATATTCTGGATTATCCATGATGTGAACTTCTGCTCGACGGGACAGTGCAATCATCATTTCTAATACACTACATGGTTTGTTGAAAATATATGATTGCCTCATTTCATCTTGATACATAGATCTTAATTCCAATCCGTCTAGCATTCGATTTTCGTCCAATGGTATTGTATAAACAAACGGCGTATCGAATAGTTTCTGTAATAATATTGAGTATCGTCTTTGCGTGGTTGTATTTACAACTTTTTTAATTAGCCATTTAAAATATCTTTCATTCACTCAAACTCCTCCTAGTGGGCATACCGTTTCGGAAAGTCTGTTGATTTTCTGAAATCTTTTAAGACAGCAAAATACGATTTGAGTTTATCGTTTCTGATATAAACACTGTCATCTTCGTACTCTCCAAAATGCTTTAACCCATCACCAATATATTTTTCTGGATTCTCTACAATCTCCTGATCTTCATTCAACACAACACCATCTGAGCAGTACACAAATTCAATCTGTGTATAATATTCTTCCTCGCCGTATTCTTCTGGCGAAATAACAACCGGCTTATTTTTCACAATCTGTTCTTTCTTCTCTGTTGTTCTATACGGTTTTGTTAAATCAGAATAATTTGTATATTCTCTACGATTGTCGGGTCCTTCCTTTTCGGGTTCCTCATATTCTTTCATATCATCAATATCTTCGTAGTTATTTTCTTCTGTCTCTACGTCTGCACCAGTCTTAACTTCTTCATGATTTTTTTTATAATCTCTGATAGCACCTAAAGCGACGCCAACTGCAATACCAAATAACCCACATAAAATATGTTTTCTCATTATTTATTTACCTCCATTGGATTTTTTTCTGTTTCGAGAATA